TAAAAGGATATAATATGGCTTATAGTAAAAAAGTTATTGATCATTTTGAAAATCCTAAAAATATAGGAAGTTTAGATAAAAATGATATAAATGTTGGGACCGGGCTTGTTGGCGCCCCAGAATGTGGCGACGTTATGAAACTTCAAATCATGGTGGAAAATAATAAAATAATTGATGCCAAATTTAAGACTTTTGGTTGTGGAAGTGCAATTGCAAGTTCTTCGTTAGCAACCGAATGGATTAAGGGCAAATCATTAGATGAAGCACATTCGATTCAAAATACAGTTATTGTGGAAGAATTGTCCTTACCACCGGTCAAAATTCATTGCTCGGTACTTGCAGAAGATGCAATAAAAGGTGCAATCCAAGATTATAAACAAAAAAATGAAATTAAATGCTAAGGAAATTTCCGAACTTAATGCTGAACGGGCTGGGCATCAAGCAAGGATTCAAGAAATAGATGTATTGTTAGTGAAACATACATCTATTATAGCCCAAGAAACTGCTCAGGATGTAGTACACCTATATAAAGATGGTGCAAATACTAAAAGCATCCTCGATGCGTATACAAAAGGTAACTAATGAATTTTATAGATAAATTAATAAAGTATGTAAAACAGTTTCTTGCTATCGAACCTATAGAGGAAGAAAAGACCCCACCGTCTAAACCTAAAGTAAAAGCAAAGAAAGTAAAAGGGTTGAATCCAAAAAAGAAAAAAGCAAAAAAGGCTAAATGAATAGTGATTAAATTTACCAAAAAAGCCGCTAGTAAAGTATTAAGCATAATGAAAGATCAGAAGGTTGCCGATAATACAAGAGTACGAGTAGGCGTTAAGGGCGGCGGTTGTTCTGGATTCACTTATACAGTAGATTTTGAAACTAGTAAAGGCAAGTTTGATTTAGAGTATGAGTCATTTGGTCTCAATATTTTAGTAGATAAAAAAAGCCACTTATACATTAAAGGTACAAAAATAGATTGGTCAGATAATTTAAATGACCGAGGATTAAAATTTGATAATCCTTCAGCCAAAGGTTCTTGTGGTTGCAGGACATCATTTATGCATGAACATAAGGAGACAAATAATGATGACAGACCAAGTTGGATGCGAACTTAAAATTACAGAAAAAGCGGCAAATGTTTTTAAGGAAATGATTACCGATGAAAATAGAAATTCGGAAGATTCTTACTTACGAGTTGGGGCTAACTCAGGAGGATGTTCAGGCTGGAAATATAGTTTAGATTATGAAGATAAAATTGATCAATCAGATTTAATTTTTGAACAACATGATGTTAAACTAGTAGTAGACGAGTACCTCCTTAATGATATAATCGGAGATGTAGAAGTAGATTATAAAGTAGGCAATTTAGTTGAGCAAGGATTTATATTTAAAAGACTCAAATATGAACATGTTTGCGGTTGCGGAGAAAGCTTCACACCAGTAAAAGATATTCCTGAGGACGAAAAACAACATTTAGGCTGGTAATGGAATTAGAAGAATATAGACAATTTGTTGATTCAATAACAAGTAAAGAATCTAAATCGTACACTGCTTTTTTGCATAGATTATCAGAATTAGAACAATCGCCCGTACAAATGAAGGGCAATATTAATATACCAAGACTTATTACTGCCGCATTTGGCTTAGTGTCAGAAGGCGGCGAGTTCACTGAGCAAGTGAAGAAAATTTTGTTCCAAGGAAAACCCTTAAATGAGGAAGTCCGTACAAGATTAATAAAAGAATTAGGCGACGTCGCATGGTACTGGGCAAATGCCTGTACAGCATTAGACGCCGACCCTAATGAAGTATTACAAATCAACGTAGATAAACTCAAAGCAAGGTTTCCTGAAGGACATTTTGACGCTGAACGTAGCGAAAATAGACTCGACGGGGATACATGAGTGAAAACAAAAATACAGTAACAATAGACATTAGTGGTTATGGAGGCGAATTTGTAATAGGCGAAATAACTGAAGAACAACATGAATATTGGACAGCCTTAGGTGACGACGAATTAGAAACATACTGTCACGATGCGTTCGATTATGTTGATGAAAATCGAATTCCTGAAGATATGGATTTTTTAGATGGTGAAGGCTGGCATGACTGTGATAATATTGATCATATTTATGGGTGTGATTTAGAAAGTGCTTGGATTTCTATTGACCTCCCAAATGGCGAAACTTTATCATATGATAATGCATATGAGATTAGAGACAAATACGAAGAGGCTAAAGACGGCGAGTTTGATGATATAAGCAAAGACTATTGGCTAGAAGATGAAATGATTCGTGAACAACGAGAATGTTATACCAGTGAAGGAAATAACTACTGTTATGATAAAGGGCATTATTTTACTGCATATGCAAGTGAGAAAGGTCAGTTTATTTGGACAGAATTTGAACTTCCTGAAGGACACGAATTTGACGAAAGACGATTAGTGTTTAACACAATTGATTTAGATGGTAGTGATTTTTTAAATAGCATAAGTTATATTTTTCCTGACGATAAACCAAATGAACCAACTGAATTAGATAACGAAGGTGGTTCAACTAATGGAAAAGGTTGGGAGTGTAATTTATTTGAAATAACTCGACCAGACGAAGAATAATGAGTATAAACGAAACTATAAATAGATATTGGAAAGACTGGGCAGGACTTGTTTATTTGTTTATCTGTTTGATTGATTTTTTTGTCGCACCTTTAGTATGGAATATAAAGATGGAAAATTATTGCAATAAAATGGTAGATAAAGGTTTAGTGTGTGATACAACACGGTGGGAGCCTCTTACACTACAAATGGGAGGAATGTTTCATATATCTTTTGCCGCTATTTTAGGAGTACATGGATGGCGGAAGAAAGACGAAATGGAACAAGAATATAAAGCACAAAATGGGAATAGTACCGCATGAAATTATCAGAAATATATGATGACAAAGAACATTTACAATCTGATTTAGAAGATGTTGCAGAATGGCTTAATACAACAGTTTTAGATTTAAATATAGACATGGTTCAAGAACCTATAACAATATTTGAAAAATCTATTAAAGAAATGTTAAACACTTACGATGAATTTCCGGAAGATTATAAGCGTACCCGTCGTATAAAAAAGTTTATAGAAAAAACAGGTAAAATTTATCCTATATATGTAAAGAAAAACGATAAGATAAAATTCGTAATGGAAGGCAGGCATAGAATGGTTGCTTTTTTGTTATTAAAAATGAAAACCATACCAGTAGCATATGTTTCATCAAAACGGGAAGATGTTGCAAATACACCACAATAAATAAAAATGGCAATAGCGTTTAATCCTTTCTTTGATATATCAGGTCTTACATTAGAAGAACTTGATACCAAACACAAGGAACTATCTAAAAAATTAAATACAGCATATAGAGCCAATGCTCATATGCAAGTAATTGAACACTTTCATGTAATGATAAACATGGTGGTTGAAAAAAGAGCTACATTAATAGTAAAAGAACAACAGAAACTAACTGACGACAAAGCATTTGATGACATCATTGATATTGGATAAGTACAAAGATAAATTTGGTCAAGTTATTTTAAATGACGAAGGATTATTTGAACTGATATATGGTGGGCACGCTCTTGATCATGTTAAAGCCGAAAAAACACAAAACACCGAACAATATAATTATTATATAGAAGAATATGATTTAGAAAAAAATGAAATAGCGTATGCAAACAATAAAGAATTAACAGAGGCACAGTTTGTAACAAAATGCCTTTCGAATTGGTTCATGCCAGATGTGTACAAAACATTAAATGTATATGAATTTATTAAAAATTTAGTAAAAACAGACGACGAAAAACAACGAATTGCAATAGAAATGACAATGTTCGAAGAACGTAAAATGATGAATGTTTTGCGATTTTTAATTTACCTGGTTGATTCTATGCGTAAAAATAAAATAGTATGGGGTGTTGGTCGAGGTAGTTCTGTTGCTAGTTACGTATTATTTTTAATAGGTATTCATAAAGTAAATAGCTTAAAGTATAATTTAAATATAAAGGAGTTTTTAAAATGAGAGAAGTTATAACCGCTAAAGGTAAAGTATTAAACATGGCCGCTCTTGCCTCTGCTAATGAAAAAGAAATTGCAGTAGGTAATATGGATGTTAATGCAAGAGGTGATGTACTAAAATCCGGAAGACGTGGAGAAATTATTATACAAAATGAAGAAGTTCAACAGGCATATTACGATGCAACAAAGCCTGCTAGTGAAAAAGTAAGCATCAAACAAGAACCGATGCCTGCTAAAAAAGCAGAAAACATACAAAGTAAGGTTAAAAAAACATATAATAAAGTAACAAAAAGAACAGGAATAGATGAGCCAGGAATTGTCGATCGTCGAGTAGTTGAAAAATCCGACGGAACAGTTGTTGAAGAAATCGAATTTTCTGATGGTTCAATAAAAGAAGAGGAAGTATGAAAATAATACCACTACGAGATAAAATTTTTGGAGAAATATTAGACGTAGGTGAAATAACAACAAAAGCAGGAGTAATTCTACAAAATGATGTAGGAAAAGAAAGTAGACCACGATGGTTTAAAGTAGAAGCAGTAGGCCCTGAAGCTACGGAGGTAAAAGAAGGAGACTATGCATTAGTTGATACCGGAAGATGGTCACACTCATTAAAAAGATTATCTGATGGTGTTGAGCTCAGAGATATAGAATATGATGGTATTCTTGCAATAGCAAATAAAGAAAATATGCCATCAGAATTAACACAATTACTACTAAAAAATGGATAAATAATTATGAGTGAAACAATAGTATACACCCACGTAAAGGTCCCTGACTGCGAATGGTGCGATAAGGCAAAAGAATTACTTAAGGGCCGCGGCATTGTCTACGAAGAAAAAGAAGTTGGGACTGATTTAACCCCTAGAGAATTGTATCAAAAAATAGGCGGCTATCGAAATTTCCCCCAAATTATCTTAAACGGCGAACATGTAGGCGATTATAAAGGACTAACAGATAAATTAGTCGAAACTGTTTAGGAGGTAATTGTTTGAAGGCACTACTAAGATGGTGGCTTATTTTTTGTTTGTCAGTTCTCGCAGGAGGAGTGGCAGTATATTTTGATTTACACATAGACTTATATGAAGGCGATCAAACTAAAATAAGTTTTCTTATATTATCAATTTTTATTCTTACATCAACATGGATCGGATGGTGTACAAACAAATCCGAATATCAATATCAAAATATTGACACAGGATGGTTTATTTCTGAGGCATGCCTTGCCTTGGGTATGATTGGAACTGTGACTGGTTTTCTACTAATGCTAAGTGGCGCTTTTGCAGACATCGATTTAGCCAATACAGCAACAATTCAAACAGCCTTATCTAAAATGGCGTTGGGTATGAGTACTGCCTTATATACGACACTGGTTGGTCTAATTTGTTCACTAACATTAAAAATTCAACTGGTTAATGTAGAGAACGAGAACCGACGCGATGGACAGTAAACCTCAATATAAAAGCAGTTTAGCATTTACTGACCTGTTGTTTAACATAGTGCTGGGCTTTGCATTTATGTTCATGATAGCATTCCTTTTGATTAATCCTGTTGAAAAAGAAGCACAAATAGAAGCGAAAGCTGAGTTTATGATTATAATGGAATGGGATCACCAATCTGCATATGACATAGACTTATGGATGATGGATCCTGTAGGCAACATAGTTGGCTTCCCTAACATGCATGCCGGATTATTACATTTAGATAAAGATGACTTAGGGCAATCAAATGATACAGTAATATTAGCAGATGGCACAAAAAAAATAGTTTATTTAAATCGTGAGGTAATGACAATTAGAGGTATTGTGCCTGG